GGCAAATGGCCACGTTGGTATCCACTGTTTCTTCCGAGCTTCTTCGAGACAACCAGAGTTCTGGCTCCTCCGAACGGTTGGTGCATTCAAGAACCAGAGAGACTGATGCGGGAGCGGGCCAAGAAGGAATGGCTGACGTGCGCGAATTGTCGGAAGTGGCGCAAAGCCGCGTTATTCGGAGAATCGGTCAGTGGAGCAAAGTGCCCCGACTGTGACACGGGAACCTTGCAACCGATGGTGCTGACGGACGAGCAATGCTATTGGCATCAGGACAACCGCGAGCAAGCTGAAGAACAGGGGGAGAAGGCCAAGAAACAGTGGCTTCAGGAAATGGCCGTCACCGCCGAGGACGCTTGGCAGGTAAGTGGTTTCGTGATGTTCAACGATGCCTGCCGCGAGTGGGTGAATTCGACCGTAGATCGGAATCCAGTCAGGAAGGGAAAGATTTATCGGGAAACCGGCGAAATCCACGGGGCGGGCGGAGAAGATGGCCGGTGTTACATCAAGGGGTGCAATGTCGATCATCGCCAAGACGAGACCCCTTTTTGGGTCTGGGAGGAGCCGCTACTGGGCGTTGAGTACTCAGTTGGAGTGGACCCGAGCGAAGGAATCGGCCAAGACTACAGTGTGATCTTCGTCAACAAGATCGGTAAGTTTGGCCAGCCCGATGAGCAAGTGGCGGTCTGGAGGGATAACCACACCAAGCCCAAGGAATTGGCCTTCTACTGTAACGTCATTGGAAGGTGGTACAACGACGCCTTGATGTGCATCGAGTACAACGTCTATCAGACTGTTGGTGACGATGTGCTGATTTTTTATCAGTACCCAAATGTCTTCCGGTGGAAACATCTGGACTCCCTGCACCCTTTGTCCGGGAAATGGCATTGGTACACCAAAGTGAATACGAAGGCGTACCTTCATCAGACGGGAGTGGACTGGCTCTTGTCTCACACTTGGGTAATTAGGTCAGCAAACTTTGCAGAGGAAATGACCACTTACCGGAAAGAAGAGGCTGACTCGCGGACCTTCGGGGCTGAGGAAACGTTTCACGACGACGAACTCCTTGCCGGTCTCATCTCTCTTTACTGCGCCCATGAAATGGACTGTGACGAAGGAGGCCGCGTTCGCGTTCCAGGCGTAGTGGAAGTCCAGAAGCCCGCGCGGTATCGGTGTTACTGTCAGACTTGCCGGTACGGGGAGACGGTGGACTCGGAAGGCAAATGGCCGTGGGTCTGCGATAACCCGGAACGAGAATACCGTTGTCCGCAATGCGGCTCGATCCAACTGAAGGCTATTTCGCTGGAAATCCAACTGCCCAACTCGTTGGGTTTTGAAGGACTGATGACGTTGATGGGGAAGAAGCCGGAAGGCCAGCCTTATGAACCGAGGATTGAGGACTTGTAGTCAAGGGGAAACGGGAGTACTATAAAACCCAAGGAGAAAGCCGTGAGCGTTAAGTACAACATTCAACTTGAGCTATCCGAGAACGACATCGGACCCCTAATGACCATGGTCGAGGGGGATGAGAACGAAGTTCAGAAGCTCACCCAGATCATCCAGACACTCTTAAAGGACGTTTCAGGCGGCGGGCTGATGCTCACCCCGAACGAGATGGCGCGCATCACGGAGTCCACCGGCTTAGAACCGACTTCCGGCGAAGAACTCTTGCCGCTATTGGCGGAGGCGGCGGGCCGCGAAGAGGGCAAGTTGACGTTCCGGTGCTCCGTGGACCCGGTATACGAAGACTATTACCAGGAGGCCGCAACATCTCAAGGGCGAACCGTGAAAGAGCTGATCCAGGACATCTGGGACATCTTCATAGACGGAGACCCGATGCAATACAATATGGGAAACTCCGGCTATCCTCACTTGGTCCGCATGATGCCCAAAGACAAGCAGGCCCTAGAAACACTTCTGGGCGGTAAGTTCGAGACAGGCACCGATCTGGTCAAACTGATTCAGGAGTCTCTGGGCGGCGGGCTGTTCCAGGACATCGCAGAGAGCCATACGGAGGCGGTGTGATGTTCGAACTCGACAAGGACAAATACAGGTTACTCGCACTTGAATTTCTTCGCAGGAACGAAGGCCACATAACGTTGTACGGATCAGACTGTGCGACTGAAAACCTTGAAGGAGCGGATATTGAGGCGGTAGCCTCCTGCAAGACCATAGACGTTGAGTTCTACCTCATTGATAAAAATGAGGCTGCTCGTCGGAAACAAGAAGACTCTATCCTGATCCCAGCGGCTAATGAATTGGTAAGGCGCATGATCGCCAATAGAACCCTTGGCAGGACTGTTAAATACGGGTTCACTGGCTTCAAGAGAGGTCACGAAGGACCGTTTACTGGTCAGATATATCCAGCCATCCGTTTGGCTGAGTTCCGATCAATTAATATACCACGAGAAAGCCTTGCTGATCTGTGCGAGGTAGCCGCAGCAACTAAGGCGGCAATAGAAAGCTTGGAGATGGCCTTACGGCCAGTTCAGGAGTCCCACGTGGGACAGGAGTAGATTGTGCCAGTTTTTGAGTCAGTGTGCGTCTCCAAGACCTGCGGCAACCGTGGTCTGATTGTGGAGCACTTCTATAAACACTGGGACGATCCGACTGAGCCCTGCGAAGAGTGCGGGGAAAGAACGGAGAAGATACCCAGTTCGTTCGCCAGTCCCTTCATGGGAGATATGGGACGGAAATACGTGGACAGATCCCTAGACGATGGCGACCGCCAGGACCTTCACCACTGGGTCTGGGACAGGAATACCCCGGACGGCAAACCTAAGCCCCGCTACATAGAAACCTTCCAACAGCAAAAAGAGTGGTGCCGCAGCAATGGTGTGGCCCTCCCATCCGAACTCCCAAGCAATTGTGAAGCCTCCGAAGATGGGAGGAAATTGCAGAAAGCTACCGCCACATTACGTGACCTCAAGGAAGCCGAAAAGAAACAACAGGTTGCCGAAGCCAAAGAGGCGTCGTGACGGCACAAATATACTCGACACACCCACAGGAAATCTGTGAGGATCAATACACAGAGGAGCCTGAGGCCATGACGCTGTGTATTGCCGCAACCTGCACCTACCAAGCAAAGTCAACGCTAGTTTTGTGCCGTGACTGGCAGGTTAACAAAGGCACGCTAATAACTTCGGACGATGCAGACAAGCTACGAGAAATCGAAGAAGGAGAATCGCACTGCTCGATCTTGATTTCTGGACAACCGACACGCGCCGATCAATTACTTAACGCTTGTGATCCAGCGATACGTGGATACATGCGAGAGTCTAATCCGGCAGATACCGATTTGCATATCGACGCCTTACTTGAGGGATTGAGAGCGGCGTGCCGCAATGTGAAGCGTAAATTAGTAAATCACTTCGTTAGTATGACCCTTAACATGGACTTTGAGGAATTCTCTAAACACGGGCGGGAATGGCTCCGAGAATCTCACTACGACGATGTGTGGCACGAGATACGCCATTTGAACCTTGGCGCAGAGTTGTTGATTGCGTTATTCGATGCGGAACAATACGGACAGATCGTTCGTGTTGATCTTTCCGGCGAAGTACATTGGGAAAACGACTATTCAACAATCGGCACTGGGTCAGACATTGCTCAGGCGTTTCTTTGTCAGAATGAGATGTACGATCCCGACACTATAACGCTTGGGGCCTGCATTTATGAACTACTACGCGCCAAGTTTGCGGCGGAGCGGAGTCGTGATGTTGGAACCGGAACTAGCGTTGACATTATTGTTGGCGGTGCCCAAAAGTACAGCATCAGCGATAAAGGCTTTAAGTATTTCGAAAATAAATTGCGACCATACAAAATTCCAAAGATCACCTTTGCTGAAGATTTTCTCGAAGAGGACATCCCCGCAAAGCCAGAACCAAACGTCGATAATGATGTATCCTGACGACAGTGAAACGATCTACCGGGGGCTTCGCAAATCCTATGTTTGAGCGATACACGGAAAAAGCGAGGCGGGTGATCTTCGTCGCCCGCTATGAGTCCAGGAAGTTCGGCAGTCCCTATATCGAGACGGAGCATCTGCTGCTGGGCCTGCTGCGCGAGGACAAGGCGCTGGCGAACCGCTTTCTGCGCTCGGACAGCGCGGTGGAATCGATCCGCAAACAGATCGAGGGGCATACCGCGCCCCGGGAAAAGGTCTCCACTTCCGTCGAGCTGCCACTCAGCCACGAATGCAAGCGCGTGCTCGCTTACGGGGCCGAGGAAGTCGAGCGCCTCAACCACAAGCACATCGGCACCGAGCACCTGCTGCTCGGCCTGCTGCGCGAGGAGAAGTGTTTCGCCGCCGGAATCCTGCATGAGCGCGGCCTGCGCCTTGCCACCATCCGCGAAGAATTGCAACGTTCGCAGAGCGAGAAAGCTCCCACCCGGCCCAAGGAAAGCTCCCTACTGTCGGAATTCAGCGAGAAAGTGATCTCCGCGCTGGCCCGCGCCATCCGCCGCTCGCACGCCGGTTTGACGTGGCGCAAACCGTGATTAGCCATTTGGTGGTAGATTATGGAATGCTCCTTAAGCGAACATGGGCCCAACGTGGGACTTGATGTAGGCTGAACAGTGTAGGTAACGTTGCCGAATCCAAAGAAATAGCTTAGGATAAGCGCAGGAGGCTCCTCTATGAAACGAGGCCACAAAGGCCGGAAGGTGAAGGGAGGCAACAGCCCTCGCCAGCCAAATGCCCCTCATCGCGCCGAACGCAAACTAAAGGCGCGGCGCTGAATCTCCCCTGCCGTGAGGACGATTTGAGGCACCTATGGCTTCGTTAGCGATCGTTCCTCGCGCATCCGTCGAACGCAATTCTGGCTCGCGCGATTTCCCTGACCAATACTCTAGAAAACTTCTAGGTTGGCGCGACGCCCTTCTCCGCCAGGGGATGGAGGAAATGCGCTCTTGGCGGGACCTGCAAGAGATCGAAAGAATCCTGGACTACTTGGACGGCAACTGGTATCCCTCGACACGTCCAGACTACAGGTCAAAGTACTATGACGATTACATGGGTGATATGCGTTTAGAAGCCCTGTCGTCATTGAGTCAGATCCGCCCTACTATCGACATCACGTCATCGGTCGAGGCGTACAAAAAGCAAGCCGAGACGGTTCACAAGTACATCCGGTCGCTGTGGTTCAACATGAACCTGGATGCGATTGTGGTGGAGTGGCTGGACCATGCGCTATTTGGGACAGGATTCCTGAAGCACGTAGCCGGAGAAAACCAATTCCAGTTTTCAGCGCACGGGGCCGATCAGGTGATTCCGGTTCTCTGTAACGGAAAGATACAGGAATCGGCAGCGGTCATCTATCAGAACTACAAACCACTCCCGTACTTCTACGCCAAGTTCGGCAAAGAGAAATGCCAAGGGCTGGAAAAGTACACGGTCAACCTGAGCCGGTCACTTTCTCAGGACAAGTACGTTCGACCTTCTAGCGTGCCTGAGTACACGTGGAATGCGATGAGTCCCGCCATGAAGCACAAGATGTCGCAGCGCGGCGGTCCAGTTCGAGAATCCGAAGGGACCTACGTACCGTTCCCAGTGATCGAGTTGAAGGAGGTCTATTTCGACGATTGGTCGATCAATGAATCTGGCAATGAAGTGTTCGTTCAGAATCAGGACCTTCATCCCAGTCAGTACAATTACCACTATCTTGTGCCCCCAGGAGCAAGATTATTCCCGCGTAAGAGGCTGGTGATTTTCGCCGGGGATCGGATCATGTACGACGGTCCAAGCCCCTTCTGGCACGGACTGTATCCTTTCACGATGCTTCAGTTGAATCCCTGCGTGTGGAGCCCCGGTGGAATCTCGAAGTACCGAAGATTGATCCCACAGTGCCAAGCCACGAATAGCATCGGTGCCGGAGTAGAGGAAGCCGTAAAGAGAGCGTTGAACCTGAACGTAGTGGGCAAGCGTGGTGCGATGGCCGAAGTGGTGTGGGATGCCTTCCAACCCGCTAAACCGGCGCAAAAAATTCTGATGAACCCAATCGCCCAACCCGGTGACTTCCGCTACATGGACCCGCCGAATCTGCCTCCGTACATCGGAGAGTTTCTCCGGTATCTCGTCGAGACGATCAAGAAACGTTCTGGATCATTGGACATCTCCGGCATCGCCAAGAAAAAGCAAGTGCCGGGAGGTGAAGCCATCGAACAGATGAGGGAGACGTTGAGCGGTCCATTCCAATTGGAAAGCCGCTACCTTGAGATCGCATTAGAAGAAGCTGGGTCACAGATGGTATCGAACGTCTTCCAGTACGCCACTTTAAGCGGACGTATGAGAGTGCTGGGGGCAGACGGGATGACGCCGGAAGACTTCGATTACGACGCTGGGACCATGGTTCCTTCCTCGGCACCGAAGGAGGATTTCTGGCGGGCATTCAGTATGAAGATCGCTCCTGGATCGACTCACGGAACGAGTAGAATGCAGAAGGAGGTGAGGGCGGCCACGTATTTCAAGATGGGCGCTCTGTCACTTCACGGTCTTTATCGGCAAGCGGAATTCCCGGAGAACGCAGACCTTGTCATACAGGAAATGCAGAAAGAACACGAGGCGGGTATTGGTGGAGGGCCGAAGGGTGCAGGAAGAACGCCGCGTCAAACGAGAAGTCAGCGACAGGGCTCACCCGTATAGCGCCTGGACCCCGTTCACCTTGATGTCTCTCTACCTTCACGTACAAAGAGGGGGTTGGGGGTACATGGTTGTGGTACGCGATCTTGGTCAGTGGAAGCATCCGAACGGAGAGCGCGGTGGCACGATGCTCGAACTATCGCTGAGTTGAGTCCCACGTGGGACTACCGCCATCACTCGTATCCCTCCAAGAGAATCCTTTGAACCTGGAGGTAGTGCTCGTACTTGACGATCACTACCAATGGCTTGTTGGTGATCTGGTCCTGAACAACTATTGGTCGTCTTAGTTGGCGCAGCGCCTTAGCATTTAGAAGCCTCAGTTTGCTAGTTCCGATGTACTCAAGATTAGGGTCTACGAATGGGAAGTGAGGAATCTCGGAAGTCCATAGTTTCAAGTCTTTAGGGGTAGCCACTGATCCAAGAATAGCCAGAAAGTGAGCAACTGTCTAGACACGTTGGGAAGCATCCCCTTTCATTGACTTGTAGTACGTTTATTACAGCCTCAGGTTCCGTTTGAGGACTTTTACGAAGGGAGGCCCACCATGGCACGTCGGGGAAAGAAAGGCCGCAAGCACGGTCGCAAGTAACCCAACACGCCTCCCGCTGGGGTGGCCCGGTGGCGTGCCTAAGTCAAGAAAATAGGCCACCCTTTATTCCAGCATGACCACGGAAAAAATTTATGGCCAGAAAGAAGGGCAGGAAGAAGGCATCGCGCCGTAACAAGCGCGTGTACCGGAGATAGTCTATGAAATACCCTCAAAACTTTCACGCAACTTCGAGCAAGGAGAAGTTAGCCCAAGGCCCGAAAGATATGCCGGATCGAGGCGGTCCCAAACCGAACGCCCATATCACGGCAACCCAGGTTTCCCTCAGCCGTAAACCGAATCCAGTCGCCGCCTTCGGCGATAGGCAGAGTCATGGCGAGCACTCGCACGACGGGGCCACGCTTGTCAATTTGTCGAGGAAGGCAAGCAGCCCATACGACAAGGACGGGATGAGCGAGACAACTATGCAGCACTCGTTCGAAGGGAAGAATCGGACCAAGAAGGCGTAAATGGCCACGGGCACCACACCTCCGCTGCCTCCTGACATTATCCAGCAACAGCAGGCCCCTCCAGAGCAGCAGCAATCGGTATTCTCAGCGCAAGGCGTCAATCAGCCCCAGGATGGGATGCAGGTCGTGCAACAGGTGATGGGGCAGATTCAAAAGCTCGACCAGTGGGTGGGTGAGACGAAAACCCTATTGGAATCCTTCGACCCCTCATTGGTTCCACTGTTCAAACCGATCGCCGAAGCGGGCATGAAACTCGCCGAAGAGATCCAGAAGAAAGCACAGCGGAGCGGAATGGCCAAGGGTAGCCCGGTAGTGCCGCCGCAACCGCCGTCTAACCCATCAGCCGGACCTCCCAGTCCGGTGATGTAAGAGAGAATAAAGATGCCCTTTGAGAACCTATTAGCCGCGATCGCCGATGACGGCGAACGCAACAGTCTCAAGGCCATCTCCGAGAAGTATCCTGCCGTGAAACGATATGCCGAACTTGGGGAGCAAGTGGAACCATTACTTCCCAGGGTCAAAGCACTTCAATACGAAACTCTGCCTCCGGTAGTCGAGGAGTTGGAGAAATGGCGGCACTTCAAGGAAACAGATTGGCCTATGTGGGAACAAGAACACAGCCGCGTTCGGACATCACTAGCCGAAGCCACCGCAGAGGTGGAGAAGTTGCGGGCGCGTGGAGAACTTGATATGACCGCCGAAGACGTAAAGAAGTTGATCGATGAATCGCTGACCGCGAAGGGCGTGGTGGATGTGAACACGCTGACCTCGAAGCTGACGGAATTTCGGGACAAGGAAATCCGCCCCGAACTGAACTCGACTATCAACGGTTGGGGCAATCGCTTCCAGGAGGTCTACCAGAAATTGACGCCGAAATTCGGGGCGCACGAGAAGACCTTCGGAGAGGCCTTGGATGCGCCCGCCGTCTTCGAGCACATGAAGAAGTTGGCCGAAGCTAAGAAAACATCGATGGCGAACATCGACCCAGACGAAGCCTACAACGACTTCTACAAGGATAAGTTCGCAGCACGCGATACGGCGACCCGTGAAGCGGAGAAGAAGGCGGCTCGCGAAGAAGGCATTGCGGAGGGCCGCAAGCAAGCAGCGGCGTTGAGCGGGCACAGTCCGACGATTGTGGACGGCGGCGGTGGCGGAAGGAAGCTGGGACCTTTGCAGCGGCGCCAACTGGAACGGTTGAAGCCCAAGGAAGGCGACGCCATTGAAGCGCCTTTAGGTAAAGGGATCATCTCGCAGCAGTACGTCCAGAAGAAGTTAGAGAAGGAAATGAGCGGGAGCGCAGTATAGCGCTCCCGAAAGGCAAGATGAGGCTAGGAAACAGCGGCGATCTTTCGGTGACTCGCAAGGTAAGCGATTGCCTTGACGAGCAAGGCCGGGTCGTCCAAAAACCCACCGAGGCCTGTATTGCACTTCTCGCAAAGGAGTGCTCGGTGAGTGCCGGGGAAATTGTGATTGTGATCGACGGCCAGCCTCTCGTTCTTCGGTCCTCCGC